GGGGTGATGTATACGAACAGAAGACGGGGCTTAAACCAACGGCAGAGATCTACGCCAAGATGTGGAATGGTGGATGCTACGCTTGGAAGAAGACTGACCCCAAGGTACTGAAGAACCTTGACATCTATTGGGATAAAGTGTTGACTGAAATACATAGACTTTATGATACAAAATGAAAACGAATGGTACGCTATGCTCGACGAGATTGAGCAAGCATCAATGCCACACCACATAGACAAGATGGCAGAACTCCACGATCTAGAGGTACAGACCGAGGGTCGTGTTCAAGTAATACACATAACTAAAACCAACCCGCGAGGATAATACAATGATACTTAAAATAAATACTTACGATGAAAAGATAGCACTGCTGTCGGCACTATGGTCACGGCAAGATGTCATCAACAAAGAGATAACCGAGGCAGTAATAGAGATGGCAACTGACGCTGACTTCGGTGGCAAAGAATATTGGGTAGACAAACTTACTGATTTAGGTTCGGACTTAAATAGGATCCGGCTCATCACGGATAGGGTAAAGCAGTTAAGCATTACAACTATCGAGCCACCGGCAAGTGACGAACAATTATAATAATAATAAATGGTTGACAGCGTAGGGTGAGCCGTTCATTACTTGTGAATGGCTCACTTCTATGACTGCACAAAAGAGGCTAGCTTTGTAGAGGATGTTACGACACCCGCTCAAGCTAGGAAACACAACACCAAGACATACCCTTCCGTTACTACTATACTCGGGATAATAAAGGATGACTTCTTGGATTCAATTTACAAACCGAGGATGATGGTAGACCTCGCACGCAAGCACCCGAACCTAATGTGGCGGGACATCGAGACACTAGTCTACGGCACGCGTGAGCATCCTACTACCGGCAACACGATCGGGTCATCCGAGTTCGGTACTGCCGTACACAAATGCATTGAAGATAAAGTAGGAGAATTGTTATACGATGTACAGCCGGATCGAAACCCTTACGATGAGTGGGCTGAACCTTTCCTTGAATGGATAGAAGAGAGTGGCACCAAGCCATTGTGCTGTGAGTACATAGTAAGTTCTCATACAATCAAGACAGCCGGATCCATAGACTTTATGGGATACGACGAGGACGATAAGTTATTCCTCGCTGACTACAAATGCAGAACTAATACCAAGGGCAAGGCTAAGACTTACCCGAAGGACTGCGAACAGTTAGCTATTGAATCCTATATGGTAATGAAAGAGGCCGGTCTAGATTACTTACCTCGGTGCATTACAGTATGTATTGACTGCGATACCAAGAAGCACTACCACAAGGAGTGGAGCGAAGCTGAGATGAAGATAGGTATACAAAATTTTAAACACGCCAGTAAATTATTCTGGAACAAACGAATGAAAAAATAATATGGACAATATAAACTTAGAAGAATACTTAGAGGGAGTACACGCAGACAATGCCATACAGTTTGAAGGACTTGACTACGCCATAGTCGGCACAAGTCACGACGGGTACTTGGTCTATGACTACAATAGAATGATCGAATGCTTTGTAGCTGATGACGATATGACTGTAGACGAAGCCATCGAATGGATTGACTACAATGTCCTTAACATAAATTCGGGAACGGGGTTCATTGTATTATACAGTTATGAATCAATATGAGATATTATATAGACACTTTGATATGCCTACTGATTATCGTGGCTATACTCACAAGTGGGGCAATACAAAGGATGATGCGATCCGTAAGCTGTCAGTTATTAAACCGGACAAACAAGGTAGAGGCCGGACTAAGAAGGGTGCGGTCATACAAATATTGGAGGTGAATGAAATCTAATGGGTAAAGGAATGCAACCAAAGAAAGGCTACAATCAAAAAGCTTATGATGAAAATTATGATGAGATAGATTGGAGCAAAACAAGAAAACAAAATGTACGTACCTCAAAACAAACTAGCAAAGTGGAGAAAAAATAATACCCCCGAGGAATGCCCCGTGTTAAACAGAGAGACAGAAGATTGGGTGGTTGACCACGACCACAAGAGCGGGGAGATTCGCGGTGTAATAAGCCGGCAAGCCAACACGTTGATAGGTAAGATCGAGAATATATTTACGACGATGTGTAAGGGTGATCCCAAACATTTACCTACTGTGCTCGAGAACATAGCTACCTATTTGAGACAGCCCGGATCTGATTTACTTCACCCGGTTGGACTTAATCAATTGACAAGTCGGTTCAAAAATAATTTACTAAAGGACGATCAATGTTTTTTATTGGTTGTCTTGGGGTCAACTAACAGTGAAGTTGATGCTTGCATTAATGTTAAGGCTCGGGTAAAACTATTCAAACAATTGGTAAAAGATTTTTATGACAACAGAAACACAACCACAAAAACTAATGTCGATTCAGACGGAACTCAAAGCTCCAAAGGGTCAGACAAACAAATTCGGAGGGTACTCTTATCGCTCCGCAGAGGATATACTCGAAGCAGTAAAGCCTCTCCTAAGGAAATATAAATGCGACCTAACACTCAGCGATGACATCGTCGCTGTAGGTGGTAGAGTCTACGTCAAAGCAACCGCGATGCTGTGCGACACCGATGTGATAGCAGAGGTAAGTGCATTCGCTAGAGAAGCTGAGACAAAGAAAGGTATGGACGATGCACAGATCACCGGATCCGCTAGCTCATACGCACGCAAGTACGCACTCAACGGCCTCTTCTGTATCGATGATACGAAGGACGCTGATGCTACCAACACTCACGGCCAAACAGAAAAGTTAAAAAAATACATAGACAAACAAACAACTAAACCAAAAACCAAAGAAGACTTGTTTTAATTATGAACCAATACGATAATAATAACCGCGGAGTTCTATTCAAGAATGACCGCAAGGAAAAAGAAACTCACCCGGACTTCCGTGGCAACATCGAAGTTAATGGAGTTGAGTTCTATATCAAGGGATGGAAAAAGGTATCCGCCAAGGACGTACCTTTCATCTCTTTAGCAGTAGACGTTAAGGAACCTAGTAAACCGAAAGCTCCGGCTCCGGTTGACGTTAACGACAACGATCCGTTCTAAATGACGGAGTTCGACAAAGAGTGGTGGGATAAATTCCGATACGAAGAAGTAAAGGAAATCCTTGAACTCACTGGCAATAAGAACTCGGACTACACGGGTGGAGACAAGTGCTCCAACCCGTTCGAGAACTTCGACGGCAGTACTGAGTTCGGGATTGATCCACTCGTCGGCCTATCCCTCCGGATGCAAGATAAGTTCCAAAGACTTAAGGCATTCACCCGAGACGGACGGCTGTCAGTAAATTCTGATGGCGATAAACCTCGTGATATATTTCGAGATCTAATTGGTTACTCGTTGATAGCCATAGGGATGCTCGAACGCTCGAAAAAATAGCAGTAGGGTGTGGTAGAATCTTCCCTCCACAATGACGTGGAAGGAAGTCTATCATCCTATATAAATTAAAACCATTATGTTAAACACAATACACGAAGCAACTGAAGTATCACTCAATGCGTACAACGCAATAGAAACAAACGAAATCGGCAGAGGAAACCGAGATCGTTTTAGATTCCTCGGACAGTGTTTAAGAAGTTTGACTAAGCAACTCGAAGAAGAGAATGATAGACTTAGCCGAACCGAATAACAGAGAAGCCGAAGAGAAATTAATATCGTGCCTATGTATGGAGGGAGATTCCCAAGCATACGATGGCATTGCCTCCCGGATAAACGGAGAGGATTTTTACTACTTAAGTAATAGGTTATTGTTTCAATCAATAGCTCACTTAAGCGAAACACAAACACCGATAGATGAGGTATCCATTATGGAGCACCTCAAGTCCATCGAGTGCCTTGAAGAAGTTAACGGGGTCAGTGGTATTATGGAAGTGCTCGGACGTTCATCGTCGGGACTTCAAATGAAATACTATATTGACTTAGTACTAGAGAAGTCAAAGCTACGAACACTAAGAAGAACATACCTAATGGGTGCAGAGAATGCATCGACCGAAACTGCCAAGTCCGACGCAATCAAAGCGGATGTGGACGATCAGCTCGGCAAGGTGATGGAAGTCCTAGACCAAAGCCAATCCATTAAGGATTCGGCCAATGAGTTAAAAGAGGACTTCACTCAAATGCTCAACGGTGAGTTCACCAATGACGTAGTCCGGACTCATCTACCTCAGCTCGACAGTATGTTGGGTAGTGGTGGTATCGGGGCCGGAGAAGTACTAACGCTGTCAGCTCCCACGTCTTGTGGTAAGTCAGCACTAGCATTATTCATAGCCTTGAAGGCCGTCCGTAATGACGCTGTACCTACCCTTATATTCTCTTTGGAGATGCCACAGAAGCAGATCACCAAACGTATGGTGCAATGCGTTTCTGGACGCAATGTGAGGCAGATACAAGAGCGTGTGATAACTGATGCTAATATGCAGAAGGTTAATGATGCGATAGATGAGGTAGCTATCCTACCTATATACACCGCACACACAGCCAACAGCCCACAAGACATCGTAAGCCAAACAAGAACCTTCGTTAAGAAGCACGGGGTAAAGCTAGTACTCATTGATTACTTGCAGTTAATACCGTGGTCACGTAAGGCTAACAGTAAGGCCGAGGGTATAGCTGATATATCTCACAAGATAAAACAGATGGCCCTTGAACTAAACATAAGTGTCATACTTCTATCACAAGTAAACAGAGAGGGAGCTAAGAGAGAGACCGGCCTTAGCTTATATGACCTCAAGGATTCCGGTGACATCGAGAACGATGCAGACATTGTTCTTTTACTATGGCCCAAGAACGGGGACATCGAGGGTGCTAAATCCTCTGACTCCAAGGGCCCTTACACAGATCTCCAATACACCATAGCTAAGAACCGTGAAGGTGAGCGTGGTGTAGGCGGGTATCTTAAATTCTATCACTGCCTAGGCAGATTCCAATAACAATTATGAACTCAAGATATATATTAAATTACGTTGCTCAAATGTTTGAGGTAGATCCTACCCACGTACAGCAACAAGGCAGAGGCAGACGATCAGTAGCAAAAGCTAGGGACGTTTACTTCTACTTACTAGAAGAAACCGGCAAGAGCCACCACGAGATAGCAAAGATAGGAGGCCGAGAAAGATCGAGCGTCACGTGTGCTATCAAAAGAACTAAGGTAGCTATGAAGAAAGAAAAGCTACTCAAGAAAAGAATCAAAACCTTATTGAATATAGTTTTGACTACAACAATTAACGAGCCCGCATACAGATGACGGAGCCGGAAATTGCAGAAGGTCTTAT